TTCACGCTCGGCGCATCGCCAGAGCTCGCCAACCGATTCCCGGCCTGGAAGTACCTGACCGACTTCTGTCCATTCGTCTGCGGCGATATCCGCTGCGGCTACGCAGGCGACAAGACCTGCAAAAACAACCTCGCCTCGTGCCTTATCCCCGAGCGCTTCGGCGGCGAGCCAGGCATCCAAACAGGGAGATGATGATATGGATTTTGCATACGATGACTTAATCGGGATCCCTTTCGCCGACGGCGGGCGGGACCCAGAGACCGGCCTGGATTGCTGGGGGCTTGTCAAGGAGGCTTTTCGGCGGCAGGGCTGCGAGGTGCCGGATTATCATATCTCGGCGATTGAGGCCGCCGACATCGCTGGGACGATGAAGCGCCAGGAGGACGACTGGATTCGCCTCGACGGGCCGCGCGTGGGCTGCCTCGTGCTGCTGCGGCTGACGCCGGGGCTCTGGGCAAATCATGTCGGCATCTATGTCGGCGACGGCAGATTTTTGCACGCTTACCTGCCGACGGGCGTCTGCATCGACAGACTGCGGCGCTGGCAGCCGCGTATCGTCGGGTATTACAGCCCGGGAGGAGGATGGCATTGATACAGATTGTAAGGATCGCAAATCCATTTGAGCCGACACGGCGCGAGATTGAGGAGATCTGCTACACGGGCGGCAAAGTCAACGCGTACGTCGAGACGGAGGGCCGCGATGTCTACATCGACGGCAATCTCGTCGAGCATCCTGACGAGACGACGCCGCTCGACGGTTCGCAGATCGTCGTCATCCCACATATCGCGGGCAAGGGCATCATGCGCGTGCTCGGACTTGTTGCAATGATTGCGCTTTCCGTCTACTCGAGTAATATCGCGGGTGGACTTTGGAAAGGCCTCGGCACAGCCTTCCGCGCTGGCCATGTCGGTGCGCTGCTCGCCAGCGGTGCCGTGATGTTTCTGGGCGGCAAGATCATCAACGCAGTCTTCCCACAAGCGGTTGACAATATCAACTGGAACGACCACGAGACGACGCAGACCTACGGGTGGGACCTGCCGACGCCGACCACAACGGCGGGCACAGTCGTCGGTGAGACGTACGGCGAATGCATCCCAGCGCCGCAGCTGCTTGAGCAGCACGTCGAGACGGTCAATGACGAGCAGTACCTCAATCTGCTCTACTGCGGCGGCTACGGCCCGGTCGACAGCATCGACAATGTCCGCATCGACTACACGGACATCGGCAATTTCTCGGGCGTCCAGCTCGAGACGCGCCTCGGCACAAATGACCAGAGGCCAATATCCTTTTTTAAAAATACACCGCTCGACCAGAGCATCGGCGTCGAGCTCGTACAGGGCCAGGCCGTCGCGCGCACGAGCGACAGCACAAAAGCATCGGCGCTCGACGTCACACTCGAATTTCCAGCCGGTCTATACCACGTCAATGATAAAGGCGATTACGACAATGCGACGGCGACCTTTTTACTCGAGTACCGCAAAGGCCAGAGCGACAGCTGGCACAATTTTAAAAAAGGAGATACGGGCTATCATTACAGCGTGACGGCTGCGACAAATAGCGCCCTGCGCCGCACATTCTCGGTCACGGGGCTCGAGGCGGGCCAGTACGACGTCCGTGTGACGGCCGTCAATAAGCCGACGTCGTCGAGATACCAGAGCATGGTGAATTGGTCGATCATGACGTCGTACATCGACGGCATCTACAGCAGACCAAATAAAGTGCTCGTCGCGCTGCGCATCAAAGCAAATAATCAGCTGTCGGGCGGCGTGCCATCACTTAATTGGCGACAGACGCGCAAGACTGTCTGGGTACACAATCCCGAAACTGGCTACTACGAGCAGAGGGCGGCTGACAATCCAATATGGGCCTGCTACGACATACTACACGGGTGCCGTAGCCTCAAGAATATCAAGACCAGCGAAAATGAGTACGTCGTATCGGGCTATCCCGCTAGTTGCCTAGATGCATACTGGCAGCAATGGAAGTCAGCCGCCGCCTACGCCGATGAAGAAATCACGAATCAGGACGGCGAGAAGGAGCCGCGCTACCGCTTTGACGCCTTTTTTGACACGGCCCAGAAGCGATGGACTGCCGCGCAGAAGGCGGCCAACGCTGGCCACGCGGTTATCATCCCACATGGCCGCAATATCGGCATTGTCGTCGACCGCCCGGGGCACATCACGCAGATCTTCGGCGAGGGCAGGACGACAGTATCGTCAGTCAAAGGCTCTTTTAGCAGCACCGAGGACCGTGCGCGAGCGATTGAGGTCACGTACAATGACGGCCAGAATGACTTTAAAAATACAGTCATGACCGTGCGCTCGCCGAATTACAATACCGACCGCTCGAGCGACAATACCGTCAAGCGGCGCTCGCAGGCGTACCGCGAGGCCATCACAGCACTCGCGACAAATGAGCGCCAGCTGCAGTTTATCGAGCTGTCGGCCGATATCGACGCCGTCGTCGCCGAATATGGCGACATCGTCGGCTTTAACCACGCCGTGAGCCGTCTCGGCATCGCGTCCGGGCGCATCGTCTCGGCGACCGCGACGACGGTCACGCTCGACAAGACTGTGCAGCTCGATGCGGCGAAAAAGTACGAGATTTACATCTCGCTGAGCAATGACAATCTGATCCGCCGCGAGGTCGTCGCCGAGACGGCGACGACTGACACGCTCAAGCTCGCGACACCTTTTGAGGATACGCAGCTCCCACAACGCTTTGACAATTACGCGTTCGGCGATCTCGACAAAGCCGTCAAGCCTTTTCGCATCGTCAATGCATCGCGCGATGGCGACCTCAAAGTATCGCTCAAGCTCGCCGAGTACGATGAGGCGATGTACAGCGATGAGCTCGACTACAGCAAGTATCCTGTCATCGACTACAGCAATACGCCGAGCGTCGCGCAGATCACGACACTGACGGCGTCGGAGGAGTCGTACACCGCCGACAAGACGAGCGTCTCCAATGTGCGCGTGACATGGCAGCTCGCGCGCCAGGGCATCGCACCGGACAGCTACGTCGTGCGCATCAAGTCGCGCACGAGCGACTACGACGAGCAGGTGAGCACGCGGATGACGACATACGTCTTCCGCGGCGTGCGCCAGGGCGACGATTACGACATCACGGTCTACAGTATCTTCGACGCGCTGACCGCCGACAGCAAGACGACGAGCTTGCACGTACACGGCACGACATACGCTACAAATAACGCGAGCAACCTTGCCGTCATGCTTGTCGGCAAGGGCTTTAATCTCTCGTGGCGCGGCGCGACCGGCACGGCCGTCACGGGCTACAATGTCTACCGCGGTAAGTACGGTATGACCATGCAGCAGTGCGACAAGGTAAGCACAGCGCAGGCCGCGACATCGTGCTACGTGCCGACGCAAGACGCCGGGCAGTACGTCTTTTACGTCGAGTCAATCGATAA